CCGAAGTAGGCAATAAAATAAGACTAATACCCATAATCCATTTCCATTATTTTGTCAACCTTCTATTTCTAGCCGAAGTAGGCAATAAAATAAGACTAATACCCATAATCCATTTCCATTATTTTGTCAACCGCATGACAGCGTGAAAGAGTACCAATAGTAGAGGTTAGAATAATTTGTACAAGCTCATCGAGATTAGCTTGCGTAATTCCATACCTCAAACATATATCCTCATCAGGAATATATGGCAACTCCTTACCATCAGCATCGGAGAAAATCATCTCTGGTGCAAAACGGTCTCTAAAAGCCTTAGAAACAGCATGGTAGCCGTCATGAATATGTGATTCAACGACTCCACGTATGTAGGCATAAGCCCGACCAGCGATAGGAGTACGAGTCCTACCGGGTAAATCCCCATGGGTCATACCAAATGTGCGCAACCACACCCCGATATTCAAATACACATCCCACTCCCGTGAAGATGAGTGTTTAAGAAACTGTGTTTCACACGCATTTTTAGTAACCTTAACCTTAACAATAAACCCAACTTGATGAAAAGCTCGTACAATTACATCCTCCATATCAGCGACTTTACGACGATGTACGGGGCGCAAAAGACGAAGAATATTCAACCCGCCAAGCGTATTGGCAACATTATTAGTCACCGTGGTTAGACCCGACCCAGAATAAAGTATCTTCCCCTTGGGGGCTAGAACTATTTTCCTTCTCTTTCGCTTATCAATGTCACACTTTAATGTTATCTCACATGGTAACTCTAATTGTTTAAACATACCATCTATATCCTCTTGATACATAGGATGATCCATAAGTTCTTTGAGAATATCAAAAGTGTAAAAATTAGACCCATCACACTGAGATATATCAACATCTGCAGTAAAAACACCGTCTCTGCATTGAATACCAACACAGGAATCGTCAGAAAAGAAAACAAAATAGCACCCATTGGGATGATGCAATTCCTCTATTACCGAACTAAGTTTTTGCTTATCCGGCGACCCTACAAACTCCAACGTACCGTTGAGATGAACATAGCGTTGTTTGAAGACTGATTTAACCGAGTCGATCATATAACAGCCCTTCGTGGAACCAGGTGTAGTTAAATCACCAATCCCACGCAAATATTTTGAAGGAAGTATTTCACCACGCTTCGGGCCATAAATAACATTTTCGACCCTAGTTGGGTGATGACCTCTTCCATCCATAAACATCTGCATGCGAGCGCGCTGCCTCAACAACCTCTTAGGGTGTGGAGCATCCGTCCAAGCATTACGCATATCTTCAGAGTCTGCAGTTTCGTTGTAAACTAAACTCAACTCGTTTTTGAACCATTTAATGTAATCCGTCAAATCGCGGCCAAGTACGTCGCGCATGACTCTTTGATTCTCACAAAGTTCTTCATGTAACCCCGGAATTTCAGGCGATCGTTTGCATGTAATTCTACGAATACAGCCACGAATACCGTCATCATCCGCTCGCACAGATATACCTTTATGAGCAAAACAAGGCCCAAACACTGTCCAGTATTCCGGCGAAAATCTATCGTCACCAACAACTGGTAACAGATCTCCCGGAACATCAGGATTCATATGCTGAGCTCCTTGAATGACATCAAAACGTTCATTAGAAACAAATAATTTAGCGCTATAATCAAAGCGCACACTATGAGCTTTATGTATTGGACGAATAAAAGTGTTGTATTCGTCCAACCACTGTCAGAAGTGCATCGAGGGCACTCCAGGAACATCGCTCACGTTGTATGCATTCTCGAGTCTACGCATCAACTCAAGCTCTTGATAAACATAGACACATGTATGCAAACGCAAGAGAGAATCGCTCCCTGGATGCAAATATGCCAAATGCCCAGTCATTTGCCTAAGCGTATCCTTAGTTAGAGCATTACCAGTCTTTAACTTTCGTAATTCAGTGGCATACTCCGTGTGGATCTTAACACATTTTCGCTTTGAGTAAAACTCGTTACCAAACCAAAATATTGATTTGGATAAGCACTCAGCTCCGTAGATAGGATCCAACGGTTTAATACCATTGAAATTGAATTTAGACTCGTCGCACAAAAGACGTGCGCTCCAACCAATTCGGGATAAAATTATATTCTTTAAATTGTTAAAAAGAAGTTTAACCAACTTTTTAATCAGCAGAGAAAAAGCAACAACCACTAACCTAGCGGCAACCGTCCGCCACGTAAAGCCATTCAAAATAAATGAAGGTAGGCCGGTGATTTCGATCAAGGATTTACAAACTGTAGATCTGGCGATGACATACATTTCGCAAATAATCTGGGTATAGAAGACAAATAAAGTCATCGAGAAGGATCTCTCAGGTACATGAACCATGATCCACACCTTCTCGACATTAGGAACAATGTCTTCTGCAACCTCTGGTGGTCCACGCAGACATGCGACCAAACGTTGGTGTACAATCTTGACGCCTCCTACCATGGTGTGACTAATTACCATAGCAGCGTTTATTCCGCTACGAATTGCTCCACAACACCTAAATATAATGTTGCGAGCGCGGATCATAAAACGCGTGTAATAAAACCCGCGTAGGCGTCGTCGTACTAGCCGTCCAACGATATGGATTTTTTCCATTTTGGTTAGCGGTTCAGGCGGGAGGTGATCCGCCGCACGACGTGGGAATTGATTCACTCTTTGCATAACCATCCTGGGTGGATTAAGAACAGGAAAAATTCTGCGAAGTACTTGTTGGTAGTACATAGTGAAACAGGCATCATATAACACCTGAAAGGGGACATAGCTTGGATGGAGCTTTCCCACATCGATTGGAACAATTGTCTGACACTCAACGCATCTAAACTGAAAGTTCCTAATATCTCCGCTACCCGAGCGCTGATGATGGTACCAAGTGCTAATACAACCAATACACTGGTAATGATTGTTACCACACTCTGACAAATATGCAAATCTAGCATTCCGGTCACCATACCTAAACTGATAACAAGAATCCCGACATATAACACACTCGCGCTCTGTGACACCGAACAGATAATTATCCCACACAATCATGAATCGCCACAAAATGACCAAAATCATTGGAAGTAGTCCCAGTATTTTAAACCACACTGGCACCGCAACCTCAATTGGCGTCTCTACAACGATTTTCGGGACATGAAACTGGATAAGTATGGGATCAGATTTAACATCCGATCCATATGGGATCCAAGTGAGACGTTCTTTGTCCATATCACAATCAGTACAGATTGGAAAATCCTGTACTGGAAAATCGACAACAAGGGAGCCACCGATGTTGTCCGTACCCCAGGCGTCAACTGGAGCGATACTGAGTTCTATTTGCGAGTCATCACCCATGGATACAGGCTTCATTATTACATCAGCACTTGCCAATCTTAGCAAACAAAAGAAAGCCAGAATGACGAAGTGGTGATATGTTCGTAAATGATCAACCCTATGTTTGATCTTCGTTTTTTGCGTGTTTTCACGCTCAGTTCGCTTTGATGATCGTTTTTCGCTAAGCACACTTGATTGCGGTGTGCAGGAGGCCTCCAGGTCATCGGAGTTTTTAACGCTCTCATGCCTGAGTTTTCCTCCCCCGAGGGCCATCTTTACCGTTGGCGTAAGCACAGCTCCCGAGACTGCATTGGATTCGATCATGGCGCCTATTATACAGTCACGTGCGGCTTCGTGACAGTGCCTAACATAAGAGTTGCAGTAGGCTGCCGCAACAATCCCTAAGTACATGCCGGGTTGGGAAACCGACATATCAAAATTGGTTACATAATTATTGCACAACATGAAGTATTTTTATTTTGTTTTTGTATTTTATGTAAGGCACAATATATAAATATAACACAAATTAAAGAAATCTCCTAGGCTACGTTCCTACAAAAGCAAGGCCGTCAACCCCGATTCAAGCGCTGGAATACCATATTTCACAGCGCCTTTACCGGCAGACTTGAGAATAGTGGACATCAATGACCAAGTGGATGCGCGCGGTGCAGCTAACTTCGCAGAGGGCAACTGAGCTGTTGCAGCCATCACGATTGCGGCGCCGTCGGCGTCCGCATCGTTGCGAGTTTCCATTGGACCTGGAACATTTCCAGTATACTCAACATGTAAGATAACCTCGACATGGAGTTGTTGCCCTGCAACACCTGTAAATGCAATAACACCATTTGGTGGTGCCGCGTACAAAGAAGTTCCGTAAGCATCAGTACCATACTGATAGGCAAGATCGCCAGCAGCGGTAGAAAAGAACTGATCACCCTTAGAAAAGGGGTAAATAATCGCGGTAGCCTGCTGCGCCGGAATCTGTGCATTATTAATAACAGTAGAAGACCAGTTGAGTTCATTCTCAGTAACTGCAAATGAATTCAACATACAAGGTTTTCTAGTAATCGCACTGACATCAGCATCAGCATAAAAACCAAGGGAGTTACCATTGTAGCCGCTCAAATTGCCATGGTTAGGTTCCTGTAAACAGTAGTACAATCCAGACTCATTGAGAGTAGTACCAACATACTGTATACGCAACGCACCAGCAACAATCTTTCCAATTACACCTCGCTGGTCCGTCCCCGCCACAGACGTAAGCTGTGTTGACGAGTACGGTAAATTGTCCAACCCTGTGGCAACCACACCAGTACGAAGTGTGTTGGTGGCTGTGAGGATGTCAACACCAGTTGCGAAGGTGCCAGTGAATGTGTTATCCGTATAATAAATACATGGCGCGTCATTAGCGATAGCAGGATTCCAAGCAATAAAACCAACATTATTGATCCCAACGGATGCAGTGAAACGTGCAAAAGTATGCACTTTCTGCGAGGGATGGGCGGGAGCCATTGGAATGCAAGCTCCACGTGCGGCAACATTGAATGGATCACTACACGCCAAAGCGTACTTAAGAGCACACTTTGTGAGTGAGACAGTGTTGCTAATACGTGGTTCATTTAATGGTTTGGTCTTAGCGGCCACACTGGGTGGCATGGTGAAACGAGATAGTTCGTTATTAACAACTCGAGTCATAAGTTTCAAAGACTTCTTAGTCTTAATCTTTGGGGCCTTTTTGAGGGTGACCTTAATACCCTTTCTATTATCTTTAGTAGGAACGAAAATACATACAACTGCAGCTCCGTCAGTCTGCAATCAAGGCCCAGGACTACGCCCATAACGTCCATGACTTATAACGCGCCGGCGGCTACCAAAAGCACACGCGCGGTCCCCACTTTGCACCGCAGCACAGGTGTGGGGGTACTGTCATGACACCTTCCACACTTCCTTTTCCTACATCAAGGCGAATGATGGGTAACTAGGGAAGTGCACAGAGCGATTTTATACCAGGAGCGAATCACTGGCAGGTCTACTCTGCAAAAATGTCCTTTGATCGGGTGGACTACCCGCATACGACCACGCAACAACAGGTTGTGAACCTAGATGAAGACGCTTCGTGACATAGATTTATCGTGTTAGCCGATAGCGTAAGCTATTTCGCTCCACGGAACCCGGTTTACCGACCCGGCGAGTCTGCGGGATTCTCACCCACAAACTCGTCCCCCCGCTTAAAG